TACATCACATGAATGTTTTTTAGAGACTATCTAATCTTAAACTTTAAAGGACCAAATGAAACAAAAGGGAATCCGTATATATAATAAGTATAAACTAAACAAAACATATATTATGGAACAACCAAAAGGCAGAACTCGTATGAGCGAGACAGAAAAATCAATCATTAGAGAATACAGATCTAAGGGTTACTCATTAGAACAAATTGCAAGATTTGTTGGAAGATCATCAACATCAGTAAAGCGTGTAGTGTATGGCTGGTAAAAGTAAGTGGTCTAAACCTAAGTTATCAATAGATAGTGCTAACGTCATTCGAGCTAAGTATCTCGAAGGCGCTAGTATTAATCTGTTATGTAAGCAATATGATTTGCAACGTAACTCTATTAAAGGCATCCTAAAAGGTACGACCTATAATAGATTTGGTGAGTATAAGAATCTTATGGAACAAAAGAATTCAAGGGTAGCTAGTATTTTCTAGTTATCCTTTTTCTTTCTTCTTCTAATTTCTACGATTCTTACTATATTAAATATGATACCTGTTACTAAAAGTATTAGTGTTAGCGTTTCATTCCATCCCATTACAACACTGCCTGTTCCGAAGATAGTGGTTGCATTTGCTGCTGTGTCTTTGATATTATCCATTTGATTGTATTTTTTCTAAGAATGATCCAGCAACAGAGAAACCATTAAGCTCTCCAGCTTTGATTTTATTCCAAGTATCTTTGTTATTGATTTTGTAACTTACCATCCAAGTAGACTTAGGTACATTGAAACCCATTGCAGTAGACTTATCCATCTTAGGATCTTCTACTATCCAGGACTCTAATAGAGTGTTCTCTTCAACTATATTATCATCGTGATTGATATCTGTTACATGCGCATTATTGTCCGCTAGAAACTTCCTAGCAACCTTCTCAACAGTCTCTTTAGAAAAGTATACATGAAATATATTACCCATCTCATCTTTTCTTGCTATTAAGGCATTTGGTATCATTGCTGGTCCTGTAATAATCATTTGATCGTCATCAGAGAATGACCAGTTCTTACTCATTAAGTATGCGTTGTTTGATACAGCTCCATTAGGTGAAGGATCACTAGAGTTATTAGATTCTCCAGCATTACCAACAGCAGGTCCATTACTAACTAATACATTTCTTGTACCATCTTGAAATTGTACTAACTCTTCCCAGTAATGTTGGCAGTTTGGACCGCCTTTATATTCAAAAATCGAGTAGGATGCACTTCCATTTGGTCCGAAACCTGGATTCAATCTATTCATTCTAGTTATATCTTCTCTAGTATAGATTTTGTTAAGTCCTTTTAAGGCTCTACAAAAGAATCTTTGACCGCTAGGTCCTGCATATCTATACATTAATCTAGCTGGTGTATCTTGTGGTATATCACCTAAGGCTGCGATTGCTCTAGCACCTTGTAAGAAGTCTCCTACTGTTGCAAAGTTTTCTTTAGTACCATCAACATATATGATTTCTTCAGGATCGATAGTATCACCAACTTCTCGTGCTATCTTTAAAACACTTTCTTGGAATTCTTCATCGTTATACATTGTCTTACCGCACATCCAAGTACCATCAGGCATCTCATGTTCAAATCCATCTGGACAATCTGCATTCTCTCTGAATTCTAATTCATCTTCGTTAAAAGCCATCCAACCTACTTCGATAGCAGGTTTATCTACTAATGACATTATTTCTACACCTAGATCATCGAATTCAAATTCTTCTAGATTGATTATTAGTTCTACTATCTTGTTTATCATATCTTATATATTATAGTCTTGCTAAGTCGTTTATCTTAGCATCTGCTTCTTGTTGGTTTGTAACTTCTGAACTCACTACGTATGCTCTTACTACTGCTGGTCCAGATCCTTGTTGTTCTCCTAATGTAACTTGGTTATTTACATCTTGATCTGCATTTGCTCCAGCTTGTAGTGCAGTTTCTGGATTAATTGGAGGTGCTTGAGGTACTGTAATACTTGGTACTGCTCCACCACCACCTTTTCCACCAGGTACTTTAGTCGATACTATCTTTTTAATAGACATTAAACCTGCTGCTACGGCTACACCAGCAGCAACTGGTGCTAAAGCTGGTCCAACGACTGGTATACCAACAACTGATTTATAGGCTGCGGTAGCGGATCCATAAGTATCTATCGTAGTTTGAGCAATTGCTGCGGCTTTACCAACAGCGGAGCCTTCACCAACGAGACTGATTATAGATCCAAGTACTTGAGAACCTGCGGCTAGTGCATTATCTACATCTTGTTCTCCTAATGCTTTCTTAAATTCTGAGTTCTCTTTCTCTAACTTATCCTTCTTATTAGCATATTGAGTATTGATACGTTGAATCTCATCAGCGGTAGCTCCAGCTTGTGTAATCTTTTCAATATCAGCTTGTCTTTGTATCTCTAATTCTGCTTGTGCTCTATCATACGCACTTTGTATTAGATCAAGATCTGCTTGTTGTAGCATATCAGCTACTGTTTGTGCATCTGCTATTTCTTTTGCTAATCTTGCGGCAGCTTCTGCATCTTCTTTATCTTTGATTGCTTTCTTATCAGCGGCAAGTTTCTCTGCGGCCGCTAACTCATCGGCAGTCATTTTCTCTCTATCAGCTTTGGCTTTATCAGCCGCCGCCTGGTCAGCTTTTTGTCCTTGTAATATGAAACCATCTCTAGAGTTTTTAAGCTTCATTAACTGTGCCTCAGTCTCTTCTATGGTCGCATCACCTTCCGCTGCTACCTCTTCAGGATCAAATATCATTTCAGCAATACCACCAGTGAAGTCGTCTGCTAGATTAGTCCCTATATCAATTCCAGGTATCAGCGAGAGTGCTTTAGTCATCGCATCAACAGTACCTAATAGAATTGTAATTGGTAGTGTTAGAAAGGCTATAATACCTTGTGCAATATCTCTATTCCTTTGAGCGGCAGCAACTTGAGCATCTTTAGTCTTCTTCATCTGCTCTAATTGCAAGATGGTAGCCTGTATTACTTCATTAGTTTGCTGTATCTTAAGATCTCTGATCTCTGCTTCGGTTTTACCCTGTAACTTTAAACTATTCTCTTGTGCTGAGATTGCATCTAGTGCTTCTTGTTGTGATGCTACATTAGCCTCTACTTCTTTGTTAAGTTTCTTCTGCTCTGAACTTACACCCGATACTAGGCCAATTATATCATCCCAATAGGCAACGATAGTTGCTAAGGCTACTACTAGTAAACCAATACCAGTTGCTGCGATACCTTTCTTTAATGAACTTGCTCCTGCAACACCAGATTTGAAAGAGGCCTTTAGAGCGACTCCCATCTTCTTTACACCACCAATTACATTTTTGAATCTACTGGCTAAACCACCAGTTGCTTCATCAAGTACTGAGATAGCTCCTTCACCAGCTTCACCTGCTTGTTTAGATGCATCACCAAGTTTGTCGAATTCATCAGCGGCGCCTTCAGCGGCAGTTTCTGTTTTCTTAGCCTGAGTCTCTAATTGCTGTAACGCAACTTTAGCATCATCTATATTCGTGACCGTTTGCTCTAGGCCATCGATCTCAAAGGTTATTTTTACTATTTTATCTGCCATACTATTAAATATAAATTATTAGTCAATTGAATTGGTTAGTCGCATGATTGAACTCCAAAGCTTATTGTTAATCCACTCGATACAGTTGGTGTTTGTATTGCACATACATTAACACTAGTACCTAGATTTAAGAATCCACCTGTATTAAATCCATCACAGTTAACATAACTATAACTTCCAGGATTAGAACCACCGTCATTACTAATTAAATAAGATTGACATAGTGGTGGTGGAATTCTACATTCTTTAGGTGATGTACAAGTTCCTGGTGATACTGAAATACCCACAGTTCCTGTATTAACTACAACTGAACCAACTTCTGCACATAGAGCAGTAGTAGATCCACTAATAAGAGACCAACTATATCCTAAGCCATTATATACATAAGTACCTGTTGCAGTTCCTAATCCTGTGTTTTCAATTGTATGACAACTTTGTACAGGTGGTGTTACACCTTGACAATCATTACAGTCTTCATATATTGTGCTAGCATCTATAACAAATGTTGGAGTGCCTTGAGATACACTTAAGACTTCTGCACAATTTTGGCCAACCTTAATAACATCTCCAATATTTAGAGCAACTGTGCTACTACCAATTCCACCACTAAAACCATTACAATCTTGAACAACATAGTTGCCACCATTAGAAAGGTTACATGTTGTGCAATCAGTGAATACATCTTGATAAGTTGTAGAAGCTACGATCGTTGATTGCTCTATTACTTCATAACAAGTACCTGATGCTTTTACTACATCGCCAGGACTTAATTGAGCTTGTGTTAAGTTAACATATATAAAGTCTCCTACTACATCACAGTTTTCTGCTTTCCATGATAGAGGTGTTGAACCTCCATTACATTGAGCACAGTCTGTACTCAATGCATCTATAGTATAGAGCGGAGTATCAGTACTTGTAGTTTGAATATAATAACATCCTTGTAGTTCGTTAAGAGTAAGTGTTTGATTAATTGGTAATTGCGCTGTTGAACTTGCAATATAAATAGCCGAACTAGATTGAGTACAATTGTTTAAGTGTTCTCTAAGTTGATATGTATATAATTGAGTTACACATGTTAGTGTTTCTGTAAAGATATCTGATTGACATCCGTTGCTATCTGTAATGTAGTATTGATAAGTACCAGGACATAAGTTAGTTCTACTAAAACTAGTTTCATTAGGATCATCATCCCATGTAATAGTATAAGGTCCACCATCACCTCCTGTTGGAGTTACTGTAATTATACCATTACAAGCTGATCCATCTGTTCCACAATCTGTAGGATCTGTATGAACATTAGTTGAACTTACTGGCAGTGCAGTACTTGCTGGCACATCTACTTGTATTGTTGCAGTTCTACCAAGTGAATCAGTTACTATAAGTGTATCAATACCAACTGGCGCAGGAATTACAAATGTAAAAGGTGCAGTACCTGTTGGATTTGCATTACCTTGTGCTCCACTTAGTGTAAGCTCCCAGGTGAACGCTGGTGTACCGTTTGTAGTTACCTGTATTTCACCTAGTTGACCAGCACATGATGTATTAGAGACAGCCACAGAGAATCCTGTGAGTGGTTCGTCTAACCATATAGGGCGTTGATCGTTAAGAGTAATTAATTGTACTGTAACTTCAGTCTCTGCACCTACTTGTGCATCTATAATCTTTTCAGGTCTATAGTACTTACCATTAACAAAGATGACATCATCAAATGTAAGGTATTGTAAGTCTACGTTATTTAGGATAAACTTAGCGGTTAGTCTTCTACTAAACTTATTATAGAGTGATGCAATATATCGTGACCAATACTCATCGAATAGAGTAGAACCTTGATCAAAGTAACCTGCTCCTGGTGATGGTTGAATATAATATCTCGTATCATTAGAGAAGTTTAAGTTTAATGAACTAGGTTGTATTGGCCAATTCTCATAAGGACTAACTAATGGCCATGTAGTTTGTAGTACTGAATTACCCGTATCATTGTTAAGATACCATCTATGTTGATTCACATTAATGTTCTTTTCACCGTTATAGAATAAGAATCTAGTTTTAGGTTTAATAGATAACTGTTCTGGTCTTGATGGATTTGAAGCAGTTTGTTCACCTGTTACTTCTACAATAGTTGGTAGAATAAATTGAGGCTCTGGATGATTTCCAGTACTATCAAATATTTGATCTATTGGTGTAGGCGCAATACCTTTTACATCTATCTTTCTATTACCTTTTAGTAATTCATTACCACTATTAAATTGTAACCAACCATAAGGGTGTTTGTTATTATCAAAGTGGAATTTATTAATGAAATCCTCATCTTTGGCTAACGAGTATTCTATAGTTGCCGACTGTGTATTAAACAGAGGCTCTAAGACTTGATCGTTTTGTTCTGTTAGTTTATGAGACCAATCATAAGTTGTACCACTACCAATAAAGTCTTGCCATGGTTCAATGATAAAGTTATTAGGTCTTGCATTGTCAGGTTGCATTACTAACCTAAACATAGTTAGTACATCTTTAATAAAATCTATTTGTTTGTATTCACAGTCTAAATCTAATGGTGCGTAGTAATCACCTGGTGATGCTGTACAGTTCCATGTAGTATCTTGTATAATATCATAATCAACAAAGCCACTATTAGCAAAGAAGAAGACTTGTAGGATTTCACCTGCAAGTACATCATTACCATTTCTAGAATCCCAGTTAAGTGTACTAGTATTTCCGTTTGATGTATAGTTACCTGTTGCAAGTATTCTATCGATACTACCACCAATACCATTAACTACTACTAGTTCTACTCTACCACTTACTTGACTGTTAGGACCGTTAGAATTCTCTACCTCTATTCTCATTGATGCACTAGCATCCATTAAGTAATAGCTACCACCTGGTGTTGAAGCACCGGGGCATACAAAATAAGAACCTGTTGCCTGACTACCAACATTATATGTGCCACTTTGATTTTGTGTTACAGTACTATTATACATGTAAGCACCGAATTGGTTATCACCTTGACTACCTTCTTCAGAAGCAAAGATACTTCCAGTTGTTTGACCAATTACCATTCCTACTTGTTCGGCATTACCAAAGGCACTAACATACATTTGATGGAATCTTTCAGAGTTTAAGAAATCTGATTGGTATGTGTAATTTACATCTTCAAAGATTTGATCCCATATACGTTTAGCTCTAATCATAGGCTTCAGTCTATCTTGGCCTAATGAGTTAGCAGTGTGTGTAAAAGATCTAACACCATTACCTGAACCACCTAATGCTATTGTGCCTTGTTCAGGGTCTCCATCATCATAAGTGTTACCATGATCTATTAAAGGAAATAAGAGATCTCCATCTGCGGTTCCTGCTGTTAGTGATGAGTTTTCTGGAAATGCATTCCAAGAGCCTACTATATCGTTATAGTTAAATGGACCTACGAAGTCTGCTGCGTTAGTATAATTCTGTGGTAAGCCTTCCCAACTAAAGTCAGTCATATTGATTTGACATAGAGTCTTTTCAGCAATGACTGATGAGAAGTCTCTGGTCTCTCCTAAGAATAAGAGTTCATAATCTATTCTATCTAAGTCTTGGTTTCTAAATATCTTTTGTAGTCTAACATGACCCTCTCTAAACTCGGCACCATCTACTAAGATCTGTGCTGGCTTTTTAAGAGTTACATCAAAATCAATTCCGTCTACTGCATAAGCGTTCTCAAAGAATTCGTTATTATCTCTAGTCGCAGGAACTCGGAACGTCTTAGAGAATACCGAGGATGCATCTGCGTTAGTTATATCCTCTATACTAAGAGTCAACTTAATTGGCTCAGTATCATATAAGTCTAAGAAGATTGCGGTGTCGTTATCTCCTGCTATTTTGTAAACCTTTAGTTGAATCATATTATCCTCTTTGTGATTTGATATTGTTGGCTAGTTTGTAATCTACTGTGTATTGGAACAGTCTGTCTTTTCTATAAGTCTTCTCAACATAAGATGAACTAATAAGATTAATAGGTAACCACTCGTTTGCGTATTCACCAGTAGAGAACCTTACATTAACTGAAGGTGATTTAAACATAGACTCTAATAGTTGTGCTTCATCATCATTCATATAACCTGAGGTAGCTTGCCATACTTCTTTGATATCTTGTGAGTATGTTGTAAATCCTCTTGCTTGCTTACTGACTTCATATCTAGTATCATTGTAATCTGCGGCCTCTTTAAGGAAGTTATTCCTTTTAGTATTTATCTTCTTCTCATTTCTTTTAGTAAACGTGAATTGATCTCTATAACCTTCTGAGTTTAACCAAGCAAACTGGATATGATCGTAGTCATTACAAGGTGCCTCTAAGACATTATACCTCTGTATTCTCCATGCTGCTTCATTCATTATATTGGCTTGTTGTTGTTCATCTGGTGAACATGACGCCGGGCTATAGAGTACTGGCACTATATAATAATGACTACAGTTAGCACTTAGTGTACCCTGTGGGAAGTTAGCAGGTCCTGTAGCCAGTGTGATTACATTAAAGTTACCTGTTGGTATTTGACCTTGTCCTATGACTATGTTAGGTCCACCTCCACTTGACTGTGTGTTAGCAAGAATTGAAGTATTAAATATAGTACCTGCTGCATTTGATTGTAGAATATAGAATGCTTCAATACCTTGTGTATTTGCGTTTGCTGGATAGGGTCCTGCAACTCTTGCTATCTTTTGCCAAAATGATTTAGTACACTGATCTCCTCTATATACGTTATGTACATCGATACCACCTGGTGAAGGGTAACCGCCATTCACTGTTAATAAGTTATCTCCAGTCTCTGTGTCTGCAATAGTCCATGTGTTATCTGAGAGTGGTCTAGCCCAATAGTTAATATCAGTACAGCCATTTGCATCAGCATCTACTATAGGTATAAACTCTGCTCCTTCATCATAAGGTACTTGCCAGTATTCTTTAGAGCCTCCTAGTGTTGTGTATACTATTGATGATTGTTCGAACGGATCATCTAGTGTACCATTAGTCTCTGTAGTATATGCTATCTGATATTGTATTAGTTCTCCATTGGCGATCTGCATTCTTGTGTTCTGTTGTGCAAAGCCCGCAGAGTAGTGTAAGCCATCTATGTTATTAATAGTAGGTTGTACTTGAGTCTGTAAGATATTCTGTATATCAAAGATAGCACGACCAACTCTATTAGGTGATTGTCTAATGTCTGCGATTGGTACTGTGTTACCTAATACAAAGATACGTAGTGCGTACTTCTGTTGTGAAGGTGTAATACCGCTAAGTGTAATAATATTAGCACCATACGCCATGTCAAATGGTCTATAAGGGGTTTGTTCTACATTTACTGCCATAATTAAAATTGTTCTATTTGTTCACCTAAGCCTGTGGCTATAGTGTCTATTATTGTATCGTAATTAAAGAAGGTCTGATTACGTAAGCCGAACCTTCTCTTTCTAAATGAGTATGTGTTACCAACTCTAGGTGGTAGGAGTCCGAAAGGAACTGGTAAGCCTCTGTTATCTTCTGTTCCCTTTACTCCGTAGTTCTGAAACATACCATAGTACAACATGTCAAAGGTAATCTGATTGCCATTGATCACATAGCCTATTGAATTACGTAAGGCACCAGTGTCTACAGGTGCTAACCTTTTCATTTCTTCAGTTATACCTGTTCCAATCTCTGTAAGTATTGACTGAGGATCCGAGAGCTCTTCTCCGAGTGCACTAAGGTCTGATATGAATTCGTCTACTGTCATTAGTTGTCTAAGTATACTTTAATAGTACTTGATGGCATGCTGATTTTAGATTCATCCTCTGGTGTAGCACCTTGATAAGACCAACTAAAAGCGAATAACTCACCAGGATTAAGTGTAGGAGTTGTGAAGTTATACTGTGCATTCCATTTATACTCACCTATAACTGATTGACCTTGAGGCCATCCATTTACTGTTGTTGGAAGAAGATCATCAACCACAGTAGGGGGAATGACTCCAGTACTATCTACTCTATAAACAGAAATACTTGGAGGCTCTGCTAATGCTTTGGCTTCTAATTGTTCAACTACACCTACAATATCTATTTGCCATGTACCTGTTTGAGGCATATATAACCCATTATATGGGGTATAGCCTGGCTCGGCCGTACTATGCCAGTATTCAGTGCCTATTGATACAGGTGGTGCAGTTGGTAGAACCTGACCAATTGGATCTGGTTCTGTAACTGTATTAGTTTTAAAACTATAGTCTACTATGAGGTTTCTAAATGGTGCAATACATTCATTAAGTGGTGTTGGCACTGCAATGTTAATAGTGGCTGTCATACCCGCTACTACATCTTGATACTTCTCTTTGAATGGAGTGTATGTAATTCCTGTTAGTTGTATCTCTGGTTGGTCCTTATAGAAGTAGTAGAGCTGTGCTAAGACATCATCAATATACTGTTGGCACTGTGATTGGATTGTAATGTAGTTATCGTATTGGTCAGTGTTAGCGCCATCCTCTGGTCTTGCCATGTCCATCACTATCATATTGAATGAGTAGTTCATTACAACTCCATTACGTGTTGAGCTTGATGGCAGTAAGTATAAGTAAGGGTAACCTACTCTCTCTTCGTCAGTACCTAATTGACTTACATACTTTAAGTCTGAGAGATCTCCATAACCGAAGTCCTCTAACATTAAGTGGTCTTCTGTAATAGTTCTAAATCTGTTTATGATTTCTTTGTATGTCATTTCTTGTTAGTTATTTTACGGGCTTCCTGTGCCTCTTTAATCTTAATCTCTTTCTGTATCTGTAGGAATGTTAGTGTCTTTTGTAGTGGCTCCTCTGTCACTCTATCCATGTGGAGTATATTATTATCTGCGAGTTCCATTATCACCATGTACCATCCTCTAGCTACCTCCTTAGGATTATATACCTCATCGTTAGGTAAGTCAGGTCTTTGGTCGTTTAGTCCGAATAACTGTGAGTACTGTTTGTAAATAGTAGATCTCCATTTAACATATTGATCTATGACTGCTAAGGCTTCATCGGCCCATGGCGTGTCGACACCAAGTACTTCAAGTATCTGAACGATATTCTTCTCTACTCCTAAGGCTAAGAAGCAGTCTAGATCTACAAACTCTCCGAACTTTAGTTGATTAAAATCGGGTTGTACCTTGAGTGTTCTCTTATTACATGCACTAATTAAGAAGCCTATAAATAATTGCATAGAGTCTGGGTCTGCACCATCAAACTCTTTGGCATCATAGCTAGAGATAGCTGACACGATCCATGGCCAATGTGCCTGGTTCTCGAACTCCCATTGCTGTAAGTCCTTCCATTCCTCTATGGTAACTCGAGTAGGGATTACCCACTTCTTTTCATTTATGTTAACTGTTACTGCCATATAGTATTAAATATAAATATTAAGAGGATTGAATTACTATATTTATCTTGATCCCATTACAGCATAGGTTCCTAAGGTTTTGTTTTGTTTACGATTGTAATTTGCAATTGCCAATGAGATTACTGTGTCATCATGTAAACCAGCTGGATGGCCGTATCGGATGTTCCGAGTCTTTGGGTTGTACTCGTAGGTAAACACTGATAGTTCACTATACAGAGGAGGAAAGAGTGTCTTAGAAGGTATCTTTACCTCGGACTGGTTAAAGTCTAGGATTAGACCTTCGATGATTTCATTCTTAGACTTAGAGCTTGTAACAAATGGATGGGAGTCTGACCATGCTCTTTTGATTTGTTCGAAGATTACATCACCTATAGAGTTTACCTCTACCATAGTAGTGGCATTGTATTTACGGATTAGGACTAACATCTCTTGAGTCATTGTATTCCACTCTTGTTTGTTGTTTCTATAGACATCTATTACTTTACCTTGTGAGTCTATAAAGGTGGCTACTGTATAATCGTTTTGTTTTCCTAAGTCAATACCACAATAGACTTTACCTGTTGGTGGTGTGTAGGTTGGGAATGTGTTGATATCTATATCTGTAAAGACTTCTCCTCCTGAATCTATAAATTGGGCTAAGTACTCTTGTTGAAATACATTCTTAGGTATAGTTCTCTTTGCATCCTCTATCTCTTCTCTTTCTATATAAGGTGTATCGTAACTTGAGCCAGCGTATGACTTATAGTTTGGGTAATCTGGACTTAGTCCGAGTTGGTATAAGTTATAGAACCAATTCTTTCCTTTTGGTGTAGAGATGAATAAGACTTTCTTACC